CGGAGACCAATTAAGGTCTTCATCTGCCAAGAAGGCAGACACTCCACCAGGTTGTCAACCTGGAAAAGCCTGCAAACAGTGACTAGCTGTAAGCAATCCGCTTAATTGCGTATCCGGAAATGGAATCTCGAGGAGAGACCCCGCTACCGGAGACACCATAAAGCGCGCTAGCGAAAACGACCTCAGGTCGCCAGTGATGAAACTGGAGACGTTTTGCTACCGGGAGGTAGCAATACACGTATCGAATCTCGTTGTGAAACGACACTCTCCACGTGCTAGGATCGTTTTCGTGAATTACGCAGTCTCCTAAGATGCGCGGACCTCTCAATCTGCGAAGATTGAGGGGCAAAGTTTCAATAGCGAGGGCTCGCGCCCGACTACTGAAACAGTTGCGCACTGCGTAATCCTCAATGTCCTGAGCCAGTCGGCCCAGGCCATTGATCAGTGAGAACGTCTGCTGTGGTTCATTCGGGTGTTCCTTTAAATAGTACGGCCTTACGGCCACGCCATTAAAGAAGTCACCGCCACAGCTCTCTCGAAAGACCCCCGTAAGGAAGGTCTTCTTCGGATTTGGTCTGAAACCAAAAAAACGAAGGAGAGATGTACAGAGTCTACCAGCTTGAGTTGGGACGATTATATCGTCGCCATAGACTAGCACTTCAGGATCGGAGCCGCTTAGGCGACAAGCTTCACGAGCTATCGCAAAGAAAATAAGCGTCTCTAATTCGAAGGTGAACCCGTTCCCCATAGAGGAGAACTTGTTCAAGTAGACCCACTTTCCATCTATGAAGGTCTTAGGAGACCTTAGTGTGTTTAAAAGCTCCCACCATTCAGCGGGGAGCAGTAAACGCACCAGATGGGTACTTACGTTGTCGCTGGCGCTGCTCAAGTCAATCGTGGAAAACAGACCACTGCGTGAAGCAGCCTGTGCGGCCTTTCGATGCCGATCCTGACCAAAGTCAAGGTCGATGCCGAAACCGCGCAGTCGGTTGCGTATAACGCGACCGACGCCTAGCTGAAAGAACACGTTGAGAGACGGTTCGATCGCTATGCCACGAAGTTTCTTTGCCGTTTTAGGAACCGCTGTGAAGCGATTTCCCTGGGAAAAGAGAGGACTTGATTGTGGACTATTCACGACCGCTCGGGCCCAAGCAGTGCGTTCCCAAAGAGGAGCGAGTGCCCAGGCGGAACGGGTGGTCGTGAGGCGAGACGACATTTTATCAGGCACCGTAGTCAAGGCGCCCTTATCGCCATACGTAGCACCAGGCCCAAAGCGAGAACCTACCAGATCCAAAGGTAGGCGCCCAAGTATCATCTTAACAAAAGCCCGCATATGAACGAGGGATTCGTGCACGTGCGAGTCTGCGAGGTCACAAGGACCGTTTAGCAGATAAGGCGATAGTCGAGCGTTGGTCTTCGCGCATTGTTCCTCATCCTGAAAGAATGAGCGGACGCAATCGCCAGACAGGTCTAAACCAGGAATCGCAAAATCTCTAAACTTCGAGAAGAAGTCAGAGACGGCGCGGTCCCTAGAAAACCGATCTGATTGGTCGTCCAGGTAGTGCATCGGGTCAGTCGTCAAAGAGACGAGCTGCTCGTACTCACTCGCTTGGAAAAGCAGCCAAGCTGCTAGCGAACGAGGCGTATCGGCCTTCTGGCAGAGAGCCAGAAAGATGCCACACAATTGCTGTGGTGACATGACTGCTCCTTTGACCGCAAGTTGTTAAGTTGCGGCGTAACCGGCTTTAAAACAAGACTGGATTAGGGCTGCATCGAGAAGGTTGCCGCACTGAGCGACGGCCTCCGAGATGACAGTATCCGTTACCAGCTGCGGCACCGTGGCGGTTACCTGGATGGGGATCCGGGCAACAACCGAAGTGAGGCCAGTCGTGGAGTCAGTCGCCGTAAACGGATACATGAAGTCCATCTGAATTCGGCGCGCGTCGCGGGGACCATTCCAGCTCGCCCTCAAGGAACAAGTTGCCTTGAGGTTGGGCTGGGTGGCCATCGCTTCTTGACGCCAAACGGATGGTACTGTATCTCCGGATGACGGTGAAAGGGCGTTGTAGGTAACGTTGGTGGTGTCGTCGGCCTTTTTGACGACGATGTCTGCCATCGAGGGCATGGATAACTCCTGGTGGTTGATCAGTCAGAGGTACTTTAGAAGCAAAGCGCAAGCCGTAAGGCCACGCTGCCACGAGAATCTCGGACTGGTTGGATACGTCAAGTGGACCGGTGGCATACCGGGCGTTCGAACGACTCTCACTCCTCGGGAATTCACCTGGGTATTTAAAACCCAGGGCGAACCCGTCGAAACTCGAGTCTCGGACGTTTCCACGGATGACGAACGACGTAACGTGGTGTAATAGGGATCCAGTGTAATGCAACCGAGTAAGCCGTCATAGGCGGACAGAAGTTCGCCTAGGTTGACAAACCAGTCAACTACGAAACTGAACGGGACTAATTGCCACGCCACAGAGACTGGGTTGATAAGGCCCAGTTGAGCGGCCAGAGCGACGTTCGGATTGGACACTTTGACATATCCAGATACCCGATAGCCAACCCGATAGTTCAAGCGTTTATCGCTTTTACTAGTAGGAAAGCTAGAGGAAGTCGTCGAGAAATCAGATGATCCAGCACGACCCGTTGCCTGCGTTGGGAAAGGATCCCGCAGAAAGGCTTCGTTCGCATTGTAGATGTCTGACATCAGTGGTTCCCACCCTAGGTGGAGTTCCAACCACTGGTCGCCAAAGTTCTTCAATCTTTTGCGAGTGTGGTGGCCGTGCTGATCGATGATCCTTGCACAGCCTAGAGTCCTCGCAGCGCTCGTAAAGTTACCTCTACGGAGCTGTAAGGCAGCAGTTGCCAACTGCTTGAGTCTGCGCGTAATCGTATCCAACGATTGACGCCACTCGCCTAAGGTCTCTCCCAGATTGGCCGAAGCGACGCCTTGAGCGTCGGCTACGAACTTCGAAATCGCACGATTAAGCACTAGATTGTTCAGATTGTTGAACACTGAGCTCGAAAGCGCAGTATACGACATCGTCCCGCTAGCGTTGCAGGTTTGATTCCGACCCGCCGTAAAATCTACAACTCCAAGATTCATGGTGTAAGGAAGGGGGTGCGCCGCATGTCTGTGGCGATTCCCCGACCTATACCAGGTCGAAGGGCGATAGTAAGTACGGCAGAAAGACCCTGCTCCAGTATCCGGATTTGACTCCTTCCACTCGGAATAGGATATAGTCTGAGAGAATGGACCAGTAGACATGGGATACCCTTTCGAGGTGACCCCATGCTTTGGGATCGTGTTTCACGAGTCCCGAGGGCGTTTAATCATCGCCCTCAGAGCGAACCTCTCCTCACTAAGTAGGAAGTTTACAAGTGCCAGCAGATCCGCAAGTTCAAAGGTAAATTCTTCGTTGAACCGCAATCGACGGTTTCCGTCGAGGAGCTGTTCGACTCGGAATGAGCCGTTGTCAAAGAGGATCTGGTGATCTGGTAACATGTGAACTCCTTCTGGT